GGTACTTATACCATGAGTTGGGATAAGAAGCGTTGGGATAAACTAAGAAAACAAGGCTGGATAGAAGTGTGGCGTCATCGAAATCGAACAACGATTAAGTACAGCGTTTTTAAAACTTCATTTAAATGCAGCCAACTTATAAGTAGAATATATCGTATCTTACTCGGAGAAGAAGACATGCCAGTATCAGATCGTAGTGTATTCTATAATAACAAATCATATACAGATAAAGTCTTTAATAAGGCTATTGATGATATGATTAAAGATCTAAGCAGATAATGGCGTTTAAGTTAGGCAACGAAAAAAGAAATATAAAAAATTCAAAAACAACACCTATATTTAGAAAAAAGCTAGATAAAGGTATTGTAGCAGAAGCTAACTTAGATGGATCTATATTTATAAATAAAAATGTTAAACCTGGTAGCGCTCTTGAAAAAAGAGCCATACGCCACGAGAAACAACATTTAAAAGATATGTCAGACCCTAAAATAGGTTTGTCATACGGAGATGATTACGTTAGATACAAAGGTAAAACATATCCAAGAAAAGACGGTAAAATAAAGTATAACGGTAAGTTCCACGAAGAAGGTAGCATGGTGTTTCCTTGGGAACAAAGAGCTAAAAAAGCAGAATAACTATGGCATTTAAAATGAAAAATCCTTCAATGGCAAAGATGGTAAAAGAAGCTGGTTCAGCTATGAAAAAGCCTCTTGTTGGAGATCAAAGCAAATTAAACGAAGGTTTAAAAAAAGCAATTAAAGCATCTCCTGCTAAATCAAAGGAAGATAGAGTAATCAAGCGTATGAGCAAGCTTCAAGATAAAGCTCAAAAGCTAAATAAAAAAGGTAAAGATAAAAGAGCTCAAAGAAAAATCGATAAAATAAGTAAGCTTGAAGACAAGTTACTACCTGGATTAAAAAGACCAGAGCCAACTTTTGAAGGTACTGATGAGTTTAGAAGTAAAAGAGAAATTAGAAAAGCAGAGCGTAAAAATAGAAAAGCATCTGCAATGAAACTAAAAGAAGGTGATTTTACTACATCTGGTATACCAGCAAACTTATTTGACGCTGACGGTAAAAAAATAAGTACTGACAGAATAGATGAAGGTAACTTAAGTGCTGTTAAAGTAGAGAAAGGTACTAATAGAAAATATGTTGTCATGCAAGAAAAGTCTGATCTTGGAGATGCTGGCGCAAGATTTTATTTATCAAATCCTAAATAAATATAATGATAGGTAAATTAGCAGGAGGTTTATTTGGTAAAGTACTAGATAATGCTGAAGGTATACTTGATAAAGTTATTACTACAGACAAAGAGCGAGATGAAGCTAAGCTAGCATTAAAATCAATTATGCTAGAAGCAGAGCGCGAAGCTTTTGCAAAAGAAGTTGAAGATCGCAAGTCTGCACGTGATATGTATAAAGACGATGCTATTATTCAAAAAGTATTAGCAACGCTGTTTACAGTAGCTTATTTTGGTATTACATTTGTAATGTTTAATTACTTTGTAACTAAAAGCTTGGAGCTAGGTGAATTTGAGATTAGCTTTATATCAACAATATTTGGCGCTATGAGCGCTAAAGTAAACACAATAATAGACTTCTTCTTCGGTGGAAGTTCAAAGAAAAACGAACAAGTAAAAGAAAAATAAAATTATGGCATTATTAGGACAAGATTTTGTATCATCAATCACGGGATCAGCTTTTGTAAGTGACGCAGCAAACACTATAACAGCTCCAGAAGGACAAAGCATTATAGGTATACAATTTATGGGAGCAACAGTATTATCAGCTTTAATAGCAAAAGATTCTACAAGAACTATAAGCACAGCAGCTTCTGCACACTCAACTGGTAGTTTTACTAGAACTGTAAATCAAAGTAATGCTACTACAAATAAAATTATATTTGATCAAGAAAACAACGTTAGTAAAAATGATCAAATAAATGTTGGTGACGAAGTGTATGATGGTGCCACTGGTGTTTTACACGGTACTGTTACTGCTTTAGATCCAGATGGAGATAATACAAAAGAAATACAAATAAGCGCAAGTGTAGCTATAACAAACGACGAAACATTAGTATTTAAAACACCAAATGATAAATACGTTAATGGTATTGGTGTTGGTGGTTTAGCAATTGCTAATAATAACGTGTTTCCAGCTGGCATGACTATATATGGTAGATGGGATTCTGTATCTATGCAATCAGATGATACTGACGGCGGTATTATAGTATACTTTGGAGAATAACAAATTAAATTAACTTAAATTAAATTAAATTATGGCAAAAAGAAAGACGCCTAAGGTTAAAGATCTTAGGCCAGATAAAATTAGTGAAGAACAGCTTGGCAAAATGCAAAACGTTGTTAGAGCTATAAATGAAGGTCAACAACAGCTTGGCGGACTCGAACTAAAAAAGCACTCATTGCTACATGATATAATGCAGCTTCAAAGCATGATTAGTAAAATTCAGCAAGAATTAAAAGAGGAGTATGGTAATATTGACGTCAACATAAATGACGGTGCTATTAAATACAAAGAAGATGAGCAAGCTGATTCGTAAAATAACTATAGGTAAAGATTATAAAATAGATGCTATGCATTACTCCGTAGGCCAAGAGGTTTATGGAGGGCATACCATCTGCGATATAGTAGAAGAAAAAGATAAGTTTAGCGTTTATATTAGAAAAAATAAAGACGTAATGCCTTGGAAAGATTTTAATAAAAACATGGCTGTATCTGTTGAATATAATTTAGAGTATTAATGAAGTCGCCGTATAATTATATTATACAACCAAAAGGCGAAAGATACAATAACTCTATAAGTGTTGGTGACAAAACATTGATTACTAATACAGATATATTTGATCACAAGCATGTTAATAGAGAAGCTGTAGTTTTGTCTACGCCAAAAGCTTTTGATACAGATATAAAAGAAGGTGACACTGTTATTGTTCATCACAACGTATTTAGAAGATGGAACGATGCTAGAGGCAACGAAAGAAACAGTAAAAGCTTTTTTAAAGAAGATATGTACTTTGTAAGTCAAGATCAAATATTTGCTTATAAACAAATTAGCAAGTGGAGTAGATTTAAACAGTCAATTTGGAAACCTATGCAAGGCTTTTGTTTTGTTAAACCTATAAAATCAACTGATAAGTTTTCTCAAGATATAGAAAAGCCGTTAGTTGGTGTAGTTAAATACTCTGATGGATCATATAATGTTGGTGATCTTGTAGGATTTACACCTAACTCAGAATATGAGTTTGTTATTGATAAAGAAAGGCTGTATAGAGTTTACTCTAAATTTATTACAATTAAATATGAATATCAAGGAGACGAAGAAGAATATAATCCAAGCTGGGCACAAAGCAGTTGAAGAGCTAATTAAAGTAGCTAAAGAAGCTATTGTTGACAGTGATGATGATATATCTGCTGATAGATTAAAAAATGCAGCTGCTACTAAAAAGCTAGCTATATTCGATGCTTTTGAAATACTTAACCGTATACAAGAAGAAGAGAATATATTAGAAGGCAAAGAGCCTGAAGATAAAAAAGAAAGAGTGTTTAAAGGCTTCGCTGAAGGAAGATCTAAGTAATGTACGATCAAACACTATATAAAATTGTTGAACCAGTTAAGAAGACAACTATAAGTCGACTTAACAAAAAACGTAAATGGGAATATGGATATAATAAAGAAAACGATATTGTCGTTATTAGCAAAACTGGAAAAATTGGACAAGTGGTGGAGATTCAAGGTTTGCGAATTGGGTTGCCGAGTGAACCGAAATCAGTGTGTATGTTTGCCAAAAACAAATGGCAAAGGGTAGAATATCCAAAAGAATTAAGTAAATTAAAAAGTATATTTGACTGGAGAAGTTATCCAGAAGAAGCAAAAGAGCAGTGGTACGATTATATAGACGAAGAATTTAAACGTCGCGATGAAGGGTTTTGGTTTTATAATAACGATAAACCTACGTATATAACAGGTAGTCACTATATGTATTTGCAATGGAGTAAAATTGATGTTGGCGCTCCAGATTTTAGAGAAGCTAACAGGTTGTTCTTTATATTTTGGGAAGCGTGCAAAGCCGATAACAGATGTTACGGTATGTGCTACTTAAAAAACAGACGTAGTGGTTTTTCATTTATGAGCTCTGCTGAAACAGTTAACTTAGCTACTATATCGAGTGATGCTAGATATGGAATATTATCTAAAAGTGGTGCTGATGCTAAAAAAATGTTTACCGATAAAGTTGTACCAATATCTGTCAACTATCCGTTTTTCTTTAAACCGATACAAGACGGTATGGACAGACCTAAAAGTGAACTTG